AAAACTGAATCTTAAGTTGTATAATTGAAAATTTAATTTTATATTTATCACCCAATGATTAAATTATCTAAAATATTAAAAGAGGTTATGGAACAAGAAGAACAGGATAATGTTACTGTAGAGAATACGTATGATAAAGTAATAAAGGATGCGTTAAAAGTCGATCAAATACCATTAGTTAAAGGTAAATATAAATTAGGAGAATCAGGAATAGTACAGGGTTCAGATAACGATATCTTTACTAAATTATATAAAGTAGCTCCTCCAACAGCAGGTAAAGAAATAGGATCTGCAGGAACAAAAGGTTCAGGTAACGGGGAAATAGCACTTTATTGGTTATTTAAATATCAAACTCCAAGCATCCCAGCACAAGATTCACGCGGATCCGACAATCCAGATTTAATTATTGACGGACATGGAGTTGAAGTTAAATCAATGGATAGTAATGATCTAGCTTTAGGTAGATTTGGTCATGAAGAATATAAAGAAACTATATTATTACTAAACGATATATTTAGTTTATATGCTCTATCTTCAGTAATAGCTCATAAAAAACCTAGAATTCCTACAGTTAGTAATTTTAATCAAAGCGAATTAAAAGAAGCTTTAAAAAGTGTTATAGAATTATATAATGACGAAAAATTAAAGGAGCTTAAAGATGCATTTCCTATTATTGGAAATGTTTATAAAAAGACTGAAATTATTTTTGATAAATTATCATTAAAAGGTAATCTTGATGAAACAGAAGCAGGCGGTGCAGTGCTTAAAAAATTATTAACTACAAAACTAACACGTAAATTAAATCTTAATTCTAAAGAACCAGGTTATATAGTTAATATAAGCTCTTCAGGCGAAATAAAATATTATAAGGTTACTACAGAAATGTTAGAAAACCTAGATAATAAAAAAATTATGGATAGCAATAATGTAACTGCTAAACAGTCATTCTTATATATTAAACCAGAAACTCTTTTCAAATAATAGTTGTAATCTCCAATTATTTTTCCTATATTTAGACTATAAATAATAACAATTATGGCTAAAGGACAATCTAATCGTTACAGAACATTCAAAACTCCAGAAGGAGTTCAAGTGAGTATATTCCAACCAACAGGTCAGCAACCTCAATTCCATTCCCTAGATGGACCTGCTTTAAAATATCCTAAATCTTTAAATAAGAAAGATGAATACTTCATTTACGGTATTCCATATTCTAAAGATAGATGGTTAGAACTAAAGAATGATGCTAAAGTTAAGTACGATCCTTTCTCTTCAGATAAGTTTTAATTTATTTCCGTGATATTTATAATAAATTAAATATTATGGCATTCGAATTTAAAAAATTCTTATTAGAGAATAAACTAACTACAGGTTCAAAACTTAAATCTTTAAACGAAGAGGAAGAAGATACTATTCAAGATGAACCTACTGCTAAAGATTTAAAAGCAGGAAGTAAAAGTACAGCAGATTTAGCTAAAAAGCAGAATCAATTAGCTGTATTATTAAGACATAAAGATGAATTATTAGACCAATATAAGAAAGGTCAAATTACTATTGAGCAATATAAAGATAAAATCGGTAATATTCCTCAGCATATCAAAAACCTTACTGCTCAGATCGAAAAAGCAACTATTGCTGATGATCAAATAGATGAGTATGAAATGGGTGATGAATCAGATAAATTAGCTCCCTATGAATTAGTAGGAAATATTATTGATAGATTAGAAGATCATCTAGAAGGCGGAACAGAGTATACAGAATCACAATTACATGATGTAATCGAAGATTATGCTTACGATAACCCGATGAGCGATAAAGCAGCAGAGGAATTATTCTTTGATGTTGAAGAGAAATTATACGATTTAGGATACATAAAAGCATCTTAATTTCCTTTTCTTAAAATAAATGTTATGGAACAGGATAATAAATCATCCAACCCTATCGGTATAAAAGAAGCAATTAAGCAGGAGTTCGTCAAATGTGCGACAGATCCTGCTTATTTTATGCGCAAGTATTATATGATCCAGCACCCTAAAAGAGGTCGGATCCAATTCGCGTTATATCCTTTCCAGGATAAAGTACTCCATCAACTAAAAAAGAACGATTATACTGTAATAAACAAGTCAAGACAGCTAGGTATATCAACTCTGGCATCAGCTTATTCATTATGGTTAATGCTTTTCCATAGAGATAAAAACGTTCTAGCAATTGCAACCAAGCAGGAAACAGCTAAGAACATCGTAACTAAGATCCGCTTTGCTTATCAGGCATTACCTCAGTGGTTAAGGATAAAAACAGTAGAAGATAACAGATTAAGTTTAAGACTAGCCAACGGTTCTCAGGTAAAAGCAGTAGCGGCATCACCGGATGCTGGCCGTTCCGAGGCAGTATCATTATTGATTCTGGATGAGGCAGCCTTCATTGATAACATTGATACAATCTTTACAGCTGCTCAGCAAACCTTAGCAACCGGAGGTCAATGTATTGCCTTATCTACCCCTAATGGTACTGGTAACTGGTTTCACCAAACGTTTACTAAAGCTCAGGCAGGAGAAAATAAATTCGTACCTCTATCTTTACCTTGGACTGTTCACCCTGAGAGAAACCAGGCATGGAGAGATGAACAGGATATTATCCTAGGTATAAGAAATGCAGCCCAGGAGTGTGATTGCGACTTTAGTACATCAGGTCAGACAGTATTAGAACCAGATTACCTAAATTGGATCGAAGAAAATACTATCGAAGATCCAATGGAAAAAAGAGGTATAGATGGTAATTTATGGGTGTGGGACCAAGTAGACTACTCTAAAACATATGCAGTAATAGCCGACGTTGCAAGAGGGGATGGTGCCGATTACTCGGCCTTCCATGTAATTGACATAGAATCAGCAACCCAGGTTGCAGAATATAAAGGACACATAGATACTAGGGATTATGGTAATCTTTTAGTAGGTATTGCTACAGAATATAATGACGCATTGCTTGTAATTGAAAATGCAAACATAGGATGGGATGTAGTTCAGACAGCAATAGAAAGAGGATATAGAAATCTTTACTACTCTCCTAGATCAGATATAGCTTTGACTAATGTTGAGATGTATCTTAACAAGTTTGACTCCGGAGATGGAATGGTTCCGGGTTTTTCTACAAATTTAAGGACAAGACCGCTTGTTATTTCGAAAATGATTTCGTATATTAATGAAAGAGCGTGCTTAATAAGATCTAGAAGATTACTAGAAGAGCTAAGAACGTTTATATGGAAGAATGGCAAAGCTCAGGCAATGTCTTCTTATAATGACGATTTAACAATGGCGTGGGGAATAGGGATGTTTTTAAGAGATACAGCATTAAAGTTCAGACAGACAGGTCAAGATCTGGCAAGAGCGGCAATGGATGGAATGGGAAAAACTAACACACAAGGAGGTTTTCAAATTTATAGTCCAGGCGGTACTTCTAATGAAAATCCTTACTCCCAAACTAATATATACGGAGAGTCCGAGGATATTAGGTGGTTACTTTAATATATTTATATTTATAATAAATGGCAGAACAAAACGTATTTTCTAGATTACAGAGACTCTTTTCAACCGATGTTGTTATAAGGAACATTGGTGGGAATCAATTAAGAGTTATGGATACAGATAGAATCCAGACTAATGGTATTCTACAGACTAATGCCTTGGTAGATAGATTCAACCGAGTTTATACAACTTCTAACTCATATGCATACAATCTAAATACTTCTCAGAACTATCAAACAATGCGTATTCAGTTATATGCTGATTACGAGGCAATGGATACAGATGCTATTATTGCATCAGCCCTAGATATTATTTCTGATGAGTGTACATTGAAGAATGAACATGGAGAGGTATTACAAATTAGATCTTCAGACGAAAATATCCAAAAGATATTATATAACTTATTTTATGATGTTTTAAACATCGAATTTAACTTATGGTCATGGATTAGAAACATGACTAAGTATGGTGACTTCTATCTTAAGTTAGAGATTGCCGAGAAAATTGGGGTATATAATGTTATCCCTTTCTCTGCTTACACCATTATACGTCAAGAAGGTACCGACATTAAAAACCCAACTTACGTTAAATTTAAGTTCGATCCTACTGCAGTATCAGGTGGTACTTCTGGGTATATGGCAACATATTCCGGAGCTGCTGAAAGCAATCAAGGGCTAGAATTCGAAAATTACGAAATGGCGCATTTCCGTTTATTAGGAGATGTAAATTACTTACCTTATGGTAGATCTTACCTAGAACCAGGTAGAAA